TCTATCTGCATTATATAACCCCTTTTGTGTATAATACAACTCGTATTATAAATATCTGTTTTTTTACCTAAACATCAATTATTGACCATCGACTTCGGTAAAAACAACAGCTTTTTTGATTCCGTACCTCTTCTTTGTAATCAATCCTCTGTTAAGTCCAACGTCAAGTTGTGAGTCTGGGAGAAGGTATCCATGTACCGTCATATCGAACTGCGTACGTACTACACGATCAGATGTATTTGGTAATTCGGATAAAGTTTCAAACGACTTAATAATTGTACGGAATTTATATTGATTGGGTTCTCCCCAAAACTCGTCACTTTCAAATGAAATATTTTCTATGACGGAGTTCATTTGCTCCATGTATTCGGTCCACACCATACACTTATATGTTATTTCATAATAGTCCGGCGCAGCCGTGGTATTAATGTATTCCCGACTAGGGGTAATTTTATTAGTCAAGTTCCACTTGTCATATGGTGTTCTACGGTTCCACCCCGTATAAAATTCACGGTCGTAGTATTTGTTAACCGCAGAATTTATAGAAGTCTTTTTCATAGAACTACGTCTAATCATTATTATAGGTAATTGTATTTTACCTACGGTGTCACGAAGAATACCGTCTTGCTGTGCGCTTTTCCATCGTTCTGGATTACCGTATATTATTGGAACTTGTACCTGAACTCCTTGCTGTGTAACTATTGGCTTAATACGAGTTGTCATATAATTAACAATCGCACTATCAATCGTCAATAATGTTACTTTAATTGGCGGAGCATCAATTTGTGTATCATCTGCACGACTCTGTAATCGTGGAGACTGTTGGTTTTCATTTACAATTTTTACAGGCTCATCTAATTCCGGATTAAATGTCATACTTGTGCCTCTTCAATATCAATACTGGTACGGCGAGTCAAATGCGCCATACAAATTATTGCGGTATTAAACCCTGGCTTACCTGCTATAAGTTGTGTTTCGGTGATGTTGTGTACTTCATAATAATGATTATTGTATCCAATTACATCACCAATTTCTGGGTATGTGTTAACTTCTTGTAACATACGACGGGCAAATCTAAATTCTGCTTGCTGGTCTTGATTGACACCAAATCCTTCGTCTCTTTCTACTGTGTTTTTGTCGTATTTTACAATAGCATTAACTTTTACTGGAGTGTATCGGGGTTTTACCGTACTTTCTCCATATAAATTTACCTTAGTAGACCCCACTACAATTTTATATAAGATAACAGCAACATCCATTGTTTCATCAATCAATTCCCGAGTGATGTGTTGGATGAATTCAAAATCACGTTGTGTGACAAAGCGTGCCATTTATTAACCTATGTAAATGAGAGTTGGAACATTTGCAAACATTTTTTGCATATTTTCTGCATTTTCCATCTGTTTCTTCATCTGCGCTTGACGGCCTGTTTCTTCTAATGTTTCACGAAGTTCTTTAATTAAAAATTCTTTTTCGTCCGCAGCTTCTCTACGAAGAATTTCACCGTCTAACCGAATTTGTCCATCTGGGTATGGGATATTTTCAAACTTTGAACGAATAATACCTAATAATTCCTTAGCCAATGCTAGGGTGTACTTAAATATCCACGTGCGGGACATATCATTTGTATTTGCGTACGTTATATGGGTATATGGCACATTGGAGAGGTCGCTCGTGACATTTGACCCAGATTGTAATACATTTGCTTGCTTATCTTTTACAACCATATAATCAAAATAAATGATTGAATCACGTTTAAATACTGGTGAAAATCTGATGACGTTGTTAGCAATTTCAAATCCGTATTGACTCTTACGAATCATATCGTTGATTTCGATTGCTTGAATACGGAGTAAATCTTCAAACGCCGGCATCATCACGAATGTAACTGGTGGTGAATATCCATCAAATCCAAATTCACTCATCAAGTTAGTAAGACCAAGACCAGTAGTTGCAAATGGGTCATAATAACGTGCGACTGCGGGTGGCATGTAGTGGTACACACGACGAATTTCTATTGCTGACCCACTTTCATATGGGTCTGCCCATAATGTTTTTAAGTCATAACTTTGTGTTGCAATTGAGGCAGAAATCCATCCTCTTTTTACGTTTACGTTACCGCCAGATTGAGCTTCTGTTCCATAATCACTAGCAATTTTAACTAGTTGTGGAAGAGGAGATGCTATGACATTACGTTGAGTCACTGATGTAGCCGTACTGGTTCCTTGTAATGCTATCATATATTCTCGTGCATTAAACTGATTAACTTGGTTACCATACACGGTGATAGCTTCTTCAAAGCATGCATAAATTTGCTTGTCAACCAACTCAACTTCGACCACAGGATATCCCAATTTTCGTGCGACCCATTCTGCCGCTTTTGGAGCATCGGTTTGGAAATCCGCATCTGCGTCAAAAAATCCAAACGGTGTCACACCAACAGGGTTTGTAGGACTACCATCGTAAAAAATTGGTTCTTGTGTTTCCATAATACTCTCTATTAAGGGACTAGTAATAAATAGTTTTATTTCATTGTTAATTCATATTTTGACCGCAGAGAAATAAAAAGGGTGACCTTTCGGCCACCCAATTTATTTACCAGTTACGCCTCAGATTATACGAGGTTCAATCCGTCGATAAGAATCTTACCGAAGAATTCTGGGCGTACAACCTTCTTAGCGTAACGGGTCATCACACCACGGCGTGGGGTGAAGTTATTTGGGTCATAGACCAATGGCGTTAAGATAAGTGGGATGTACGGTGCGTATACTGCGCCGGTTTCGAGGAAGTTACTTCCACGGAAGCCGAGAAGGACAATGTTTTCCTTCATGTATGGGTTCTTGTAGATGGTGTAACGGTTTTGGAATGAACCAACCTTGGTTACGCCGCCTGCGAATTCCATCTTGTCACCATCTGTTCCAGCCATAAAGCCAGGGATGGTTTCAAGGATTGTTGCGACGGTTGGTGAAACGACTGCGAAGTTTGCACCACCACGCATGGTGAGTTGGTGAATCTTGTTACTGACCTTTTGCATCTTTTGGCCAAGTGTTTGGTACCAGGTCATGTTGGTCCATGCAGTTCCGTAGAATGAAGAAGCTGCGAAGGTTGACCCGTTCCATGACTTACCAATTTCTGCTGACCAGTATTCAGTGGTGATACTTGGAGCTGCTTGAATTAACATATCAAGGATTTCGAGGTCGATTTCCGTTGAGATGTAGTCACTCAACATAGCAGTGAGTTCTGCTTCTGCGTCGATTGAGTGATATGCGTTCAAGTCTTGTGCAAGTTCTGGTGACCAGACTGCCTTCAACTTACGTGTCTTTGCAACGATTGTTTCTTGCTTGAGTTCCAAATCAATTTGTGGAATGTTCAAGTCGCCTGAACCAGTACGGTCTTCGAAGTCACCACGTGTTGTTGCAGTTGGTTGCTTGCTGTAAAGAACTTGGTTCAATACTGCATTTGCTGTGGTTTCTACGATGAAGATAACGTCTGTACCAGAAATCTTAGTGAATTCTGGAACAACCTTAGCTGCAAAGTCAACACCTGAACCTGATGGTACGAATGTACGAACTGCGGTAAGGTCTGCATTTGGAAGGTCTGCTTGAGCAACCGTAAACTTACGATATGAACCAGTTGCAACGTAATCTGCGTTGAAGTTCACATCTGAGAATGAAACCGATGCTGTTACGTCGCCAAGGTTTGAAACTGATGCAGTATCGTTGATACTGTATGCGAAGCGACCTGCACCATATAATCCACCTGCGTCTTGGTTACCGAAGGTTGAGAATGGTGATGAAAGTGCGGTACCATAGAGTGATTGACCTGAGGTTTGGCCACCGTTGGTTGTTCCGTACTTGAAGTCCATGTAGAACACAAGTCCTGAAGGAAGGTTCATTGGTTGGACTGATACGAAGTTCTTCGATGCGATTGAACCGAAGACCTTACGGACTAATGGAAGTGCGACACCTGCCCAGTTTTCTGCATCAGATGAACCACCTGCGTTTGTTGATGAGTTTTCTGAGAGGAGTTGTGCTGCTTGGTTTTCTAACATTACTGACATTGCTTGCTTGTCATATGTCTTCAATCCTTCGAGAAGACCTGACTTTTCCCACT